AGCGGCCCGTCGGTTTACCAGGCGGCTGCCGGCGGTATCCAAAGCGTCAACGGCGGCTTCACGGGTGGCGTCAACGGCTCTACGCGGAACTACCTGATCTGCCTGGACACGAGCGGCGCTGTGTCGATCGTCCCGGGCCCGATCGTGGACTCTGCCGAGCTGGCTGCTGGCCGCGTGGCTCTGATGTTCCCTGACTCGCCCAACGGCGTGTGCCCGGTCGCTGCTCTGCGCATCGCGCTGACGGCTGGCACGACCTTCACTCCCGGTTCGACCGACCTGTCGGCATCCGGTGTGACGGACACGTTCTACAACCTGGCCACCGTGCCGGCCAACCCGCTGACTGCCTAAGTCGGCAGGGGGTCACCTTCGGGTGGCCCCCACCCTTGAACACCAGGAGACTTCACCATGACCAATCGCACCGTCAACAGCTACGAGCGCAACCGATCCGTTGCGTCCGAGGACGTGGACATCGTCAACCGGGTTACGCCCGCGGCCGAGGCTTCATCGCCAGGCGGGGTCGAGATCGACACCGATCGTGTCATCCGCACCGACCAGATCGACGAAGAGTCTTTCATGCGAGACGAGCTTGAGGTTCACTTCAACGAGCCGGGCAACGAGAACGAGCCCAGCTTCGTCGAGGTCAACGTCAACGGCGACTACCGCATGGTGGTCCGAGGCGATACCGCCAAGCTGCGCAGGTATCACATTGCTGTGCTGGCCAATGCCAAGCAGTCGCGTGTGCGCCAGCGCAAGATCGTTGCGCCAGACGGCAGCATGGGCTTCCAAGAGGAGAACGTGCTGTCTTTGACTTACCCCTTCCAGGTCATGCACGACCCGAACCCTCGGATGGGTGTGCCCTGGCTCAAAAAGCTGTTGTCGCAGCCGGTCTGATAGATGAACTACCTGCAGCTCGCGCAACGTCTGGCCGTCGAGTGTGGGGTCGCCGGTGGCGGCCCTGCCTCTGTTCTGGGTCAGACTGGCATGTACCAGAAGCTCGTGAACTGGACCAACGACGCATGGGTCGAGATCCAGGGCATGCACGACAACTGGAGCTGGATGCGCCAGCCGTTCACCTTCGAGACAGTCGCCAGCACTGGTGACTATCTGCCAGCCAGCATCACCAACACGGTAACCAGCTCCCTGATGACTGACCTTCGGTACTGGTGGAAGGACACCTTCCGCTGCCAGAAGAAGAGCATTGGCGTGCAGGACGAGCAGTGGCTGGTGGAGTGGGAATACCAGGTATTCCGCAACACCTACCGCTTCAACGTGCAGGTCAACGGCCGGCCTGTGGTTTTCGCGATCAAGCCCAACGGCAAGGCCGTCATGCTGGGCCAGATCCCTGACGACGTCTATCAGATCAGCGGCGAGTACCAGACCCTGCCGACGTCGATGACTGCGGACGCTGACGTGCCGGCCGCGCCCACTCACTTGCACCTGGCCATCGTCTACAAGGCCATGCAGTTCTACGGCCTGTTCGAGGCTGCTCCTGAGGTGCTGAGCAAGGGCAACACCGAGTTCAGCCGGCTGATGAATCAGCTCGAGCGAGAGCAGCTCCCTGAGCTGTATCTGGGGAACCCGCTGGCTTGAGTCGCAACATGCAACAGGCCCAGCTACCCAAGGTCCAGTACGAGCTCATCACCCTTGGTGGCGGCCTTGACCTGGTCACGCCATTGCTGTCGCTGCCACCCGGCGTGGTCCGCACTGGAGTCAACTTCGAGTGCTCCATCACGGGCGGTTACACGCGCGTTGCTGGCTACGAGCGATTCGACGGCCGGCCCAGCCCGTCAGATGCTACCTACACCACCCTGACCGCTGCCATCACTGGGTCGATCGTGGCGGGCAACACCATCACCGGCGCCACCTCCGGCGCGACGGGTGTCGTGTTCCTTGTCAGCGGATCGACCGTCGCCTTCACCAAGGCTACCGGCACGTTTACTGCGGGGGAGACTATCCGCGTCGGGGGTGTTGGCCAGGGCACTGTGACTGCGCTGGAGCCTGCCACGCCGCTGACTTCGCAGCAGTCGGCGCAGTACCTCAACCTTGCTGCCGACGTCTACCGGGCTGACATCGGCACGGTGCCCGGGTCTGGTCCGGTTCGTGGCGTGGCCTACTACAGCGGCACCGTGTACGCCTGGCGGAACAACGTCGGCGCCACTGCGTTGGCCATGTACAAGTCCTCCGCGTCGGGCTGGACGTTGGTCTCCTACGGCTTTGAGATGTCGTTCCAACACGGCACCATTGCCTTGGTCGATGGCAACACGATCACCGGCCAGACCAGTGGCGCGACAGCCACCATCAAACGAGTGGTGGTTGAGTCTGGATCCTGGTCCGGCAACGACGCCGCCGGCCGGCTGATCTTCGCTTCAGTCACTGGGACCTTCCAGGCCGGCGAAAACCTGCGGATAGGGTCTACCACCTACGCCCATGCAGTGGCGGCTCAGACAGCCATCACGGCCCTGCCCAGTGGCCGTGTGGAGACGGTGGTGGCCAACTTCGGTGGCAACGTCAACACGACCAGGCTGTACGGCTGCGATGGCGTCAACAGGGCCTTCGAGTTTGACTTTGTGCAGCAGGTCTATGTGCCGCTGGACACCGGCATGGCGGACGACCGGCCAAACCACATTGCGTTCCACAAGAGCCACCTGTTCTTGAGCTTCGGCAGCTCGGTGCAACACTCGGCCATCGGCGACCCATATCTGTGGAGTCCCATCTTTGGCGCGGGCGAGATCGCGCTGATCGACAGCGTGACGGCGTTCCTCGTGCTGCCTGGCGACCAGTCAACGGGTGCCATGGCGATCTACGCCGACGACAACACCTTTATGCTGTACGGCACAAGTTCAGAGAATTGGAATCTGGTGTCCTACAACGTGGGCACCGGTGCCAAGCCGTACAGCGCACAGAACCTGGTGTCGAGCTTCGCGTTCGACGACCGGGGGATCATGAGCCTGACGACGACGCTGAACTACGGCAACTTCGATGCCTCGGCCCTGACGCTAAACATCCGCCCGTTCGTGCAGCAGCGTCGCAACAAGGTGACCGCCTCGGGCGTGAACCGGGAGAAGTCGCAGTACCGCGTCTTCTTCAGTGACGGCTCCGGCATCTACGCGACTCTGTTCAACGGCAAGTACATGGGCTCGATGCCTGTGGAATTCCCAGACGCCGTGAACTGCATGTGCGATGGGGAAGACCCCGATGGATCTGAGACGGCGTTCTTCGGTTCTACCGATGGGCGCGTGTACCGGCTTGATGTGGGCACGTCGTTTGACGGGGACGAGATCGGTGCATCGATCATCCTGACCTACAACTTCGCGAAATCCCCGCGGATCCTGAAGCGCTGGCGCCGAGCATCTCTCGAGGTCGACGGCACCGCCTACGCCGAATTCTCGTTCAACTACTCCTTGGCCTACGCCTCGACGCAGGTGCCGCAGGGTGTGCAGGAGTCGTACTCGACGAACCTGTCGGCGAGCTTTTGGGACAACGTCAACTGGGACAACTTTGTCTGGGACGGCCGCACGCTTGCGCCGTCTGAGGTCGAGGTGGTTGGCACGGGCGAGAACATCGCTGTGCAGATCGCGTGTAACTCGGACTACTACTCGCCGTTCACGATCAACTCGGTCATTCTTCACTACAGCATGCGCAGAGGACTTCGATGAGCAACCCGTACTACAACGGGGGAGCATTCCCCGCGACCGGCGCGCCGGCAACTTCGTCCTCCATGCGGGCCGAGCTTGCTTCAATCTCGACTGGTTTCGACAAGCTGCCGACTCTGTCTGGCAACGCCAACAAGCTCGTCACGGTCAACTCATCCGGCACGGCGCTGGAAGCCGTCAGCGTGCTGCCGTCGCTGACCATCACTGACACGAACCTGGTGGTGGAAGACAACGCCGACAGCACGCGCAAGTTCAGGTTTGAGGCCAGCGGTATTACCGCGGGCGCGACCCGCGTGCTGACGGTGCCTGACGCCAACATGACGTTGGTGGGGGCGGACACGGTCCAGACGCTGACGAACAAGACGATCAACCTGACGAACAACCTGTTCACCGCCACCTCGGCGCAACTGGCTGCGGCTGTCACGGACGAGACTGGCACAGGCTCTTTGGTGTTTGCCACCTCCCCCACGCTGGTGACTCCTGCCTTGGGCACTCCCACCTCGGTCACGCTGACCAACGCCACGGGGCTTCCTGTATCAACAGGTATTTCTGGGCTAGGTACTAACGTAGCTACTGCTCTTGCAGTTAATGTCGGTACTGCTGGCGCATTTGTAGCTAACGGCGGGGCTCTGGGTACGCCATCGTCTGGAACTTTGACCAACGCCACGGGCTTGCCTCTCTCGACGGGCGTTACGGGCACATTGGCTACGACGAACGGCGGCACGGGGCTGACCTCTTTCACCTCCGGTGGGGTGGTGTATGCCTCCAGCACAAGTGCGCTGGCTACGGGGAGTGCGCTGACGTTTGATGGGACGAACTTTGCGGTTAGCGGTGTTGGAGTTTTTGGGGCCGGAACAACGAAGCTACGAACCTATTCTGATAGCACATACAGCGGCATCTTCAATGGCGCATCCCTTGCGACAGCAGAGTCCTTTTACATGGGCGCAGGGGGTCAGTTTTTTTATGTGGCAGGCTCCGAACAAATGCGCCTCACCAGCACCGGGCTGGGGATTGGGACGAGTTCGCCAAGCAACCCGTTGCACATCAACGCTGCGGCAGGGCTGTCTGTTGCGAGGTGGTCAGACTCAACTAACGGTTTGCTTGGCTTTATTGGTTCTGCTTCTGGATTGATTTCTGGGGCACCAACAAACCAAATTGCTATTCGCGCTGAAAACGGACTGCGTCTTTCAGGGCAAGGTAACAACACTTCGGCAATTATCGACTCCTCCGGCAACCTCGGGATTGGGACGAGTTCGCCGTCGTATAAGTTGGATGTGCAGGGGAATGGTTCGTTCACTTCTGGTGCATCCACTACAAATGTGTTTGTCGGTAGCGCAGCAGGAAATGGCGGGGCAACCGTTCGTTTCCTCGGCTCCAATACACAGAAAAACTGGATGATTGGTAATCAGTTTAATGTTAACGGCGGGTTGGAGTTTACGCTTTCAACCACGACTGGCGGGTCTACTTTTACAACTCCCTCGATGGTTATCGACTCCTCCGGCAACCTCGGGATTGGGACGAGTTCGCCGGGATTCAAGCTGGACGTTGTTGGAGCGTTGAACTTGCAAGGCTCCAGCACATTCCCCACAACAGGAATGTTCCTGCGTTCTGCTGACAATCAGCTAAAGATTATTGGTGGCTCTGCGGGTATCTCTTTTGCGGCACAGTCGGGCGCAAGCACTTACGCTCTGCTCGACTCCTCCGGCAACCTCGGCTTGGGGGTGACGCCGAGTGCTTGGGGAAGCACTTTTAGAACTTTGCAATTGCCGGGTGGGTCAAGCATCAGCGGCACAACTGATCCAACATTGCAGATTACACAGAACGGTTTTTACAACGGCACAAACTGGATTTACAGCACTACAGCCCCTGTTTCAAATTATTATCAAGCAAGTGGTCAGCACGTTTGGCGTATCGCCCCCTCCGGCACCGCAGGCAACGCGATCAGCTTCAGTCAGGTAATGACTGTCTCCTCCGACGGCACATTCCGAGTCAAGGGAGCAGGAACTGCTGGAAGCACGGATGCGGTTCAGTTCAGTGGTAGCGCCCCGGCGTCGGTGTTGACGTTGGATGCTGGTGGACGTTTGTACCTCGGGGCAATTTCAAGTGCGCTCGCTAATCAGAACATCCTTACAGGTGGTCAAGGCGGTGGTGTTCAGCTAATCCGCAATGCAGGCACGCTCCCAACAAGCGGGCAGAGCCTTGGCACTTTTGCGTGGAAGGGCTCTGATAGTGCGAATACAAACGCCGCTGCCGAGGCGATGATTGAGGCTGTTGCGGCTGAAAACTTTACAGGGTCCACGGCAGCCACCGACCTGCTGTTCTACACCAAGCTCACGGGAACAGGTCCGGGGTCTGCACCCACCGAACGCGCCCGCATCACGAGCGGGGGTGATTTGCTGGTGGGGACGACAGCAACCACCGCAGGCGCAAGGCTCGATGTCAGGGGGGTTGATAGCACCGCAAGTAACTACTGCGTGTTTTTTGAGAATAGCGGCAGTTCTTTGCTGTTGGCTGTTCAAAACGATGGCAGGTGGAGGTCTGGAACAGCAGCAGCGTCTCCGTATAACTTTGTCGTAGGCGCAACGAACAGGGATTTGTTTGTAGACAACGCTGGCGAAATTGGATATGTGTCTTCAGTACGCGAAAGCAAAACTAATATCACCCCAGTTTCCGACGTTTCATGGTTGCTGCAACTCAACCCGGTAACTTTTAACTTCCGTAAAAAAGATGCGGAGGGAAAATATACTGACGATCCTGACGGCCCGATCAAGCACGGTCTTATCGCAGAAGAAGTTGAAGCGGTAAATCCTGACCTTTGTTTCTACGACGATGAAGACAAGGGTGGCGCACTTCGTGGTGTGAACTACTCGCACCTCATCACGCCAATGCTGAAACTGCTGCAAGAACAGCAAGCCATCATCAACGACCTCCGCGCCCGTGTTGCGGCGCTTGAAGCCTAACCCCTGAAAGGATAATCATGACTACCTTCACTTGGATCATTGAATGGATGCAGTGCAAGCCCACTGAGGGCGACAACACCGACGTAGTTGTCACTGCTGGCTGGCGCTGCAACGGCGCTGACGGCGTACGGCACCTGTTCATTCCCCGCGCCCGAGGGCTCTTTCACGCCCTATCCAGACCTGACGCAAGACATGGTGCTGGGCTGGTGCTGGGACAACGGCGTGAACAAGGACGCAACTGAGGCTGCGGTGCAGTCGCTGATCGCAAATCAGATCAACCCGCCCGTCGTGCAATTGCCGCTGCCATGGTCATCCGCCCCGCAAGCGGCCTGATTGGCTGGACCCTTCGTCGCACGGGCTTCGCGGGAGTAACGCTCCCGTGGGGCATCTACATCTTGCCCGACCGCTTGCAAGATGCGAGACTTGTGCGGCATGAACAAGAGCACGCTAGGCAGATCGATGAGCTTGGTGTGATCGGGTTCTACGCACGGTATCTGTGGTTCACCCTCCGCCACGGCTATCAAAACAACCCGCTGGAGGTTTCGGCCCGAAAGGCAGAAGACAAATGAACGAACCCAAGATCACTCTCTTCGATCTGTCTGTCAACGATATGAACGTGCTGCTCGCTGGCCTGGGCAAGCTACCGCTGGACGCTGCATATCCGGTGTTCATGAAGGTCAAGGCGCAAGCTGAAGCGCAGATCGCGACGCCAGCACCTGCGGCGGAGTAAGACATGATTGAAGCCCTGTTCTCCTTTCTCGGC